GGCGAGGTGCTCGCCGGTGCCGACACGCTCGCAAGAATCGCCGCGCTCGCGGCCAAGAAGGAGCGACGCGGATGTTGATTCTCGGCAGGAAGGTAGACGAATCGATTGTTTTTGAGGGCCTCGGCATCGAGGTCATGGTGTGTGCGATTGATCGAGGACGCGTGCGTCTCGGCGTCAAAGCCCCCCCGGGCGTGACGGTGCTGCGGCACGAGCTCCTCGAGCGGATGGATCCGTGGGTGATTCAGAAGAAACCAGAAGGAGTTGAAAGCAATGGCGACGAATTTCATGCCTGACCGGGCGGCCCGGTCGAGGTCGCAGGTGAACTGCGACCGTGGTGCTGCGATGGGAAGAGTGTTTCGAGTTGCTCGCGTGCTGGTGGCCGGCATGGAGCAGTTGGATCGTGGGCTGTATCGCGTGGAGCCCGGTGATGTTCTGGCGCTACGGACGGCGCTGGCCGAGGCTGCACGCATTGTTCGCAATGACGAAAGGAGCTCGACATGAGCGGAGTTTTGCAGATCACACGCGGCCGCCGCCAGGCGGCGGTCCGCGGGACGATTTATGGCATTGAGGGCATCGGGAAGACGACGCTCGCGACGCAGTTTCCGGCCCCCCTGGTGCTCGACACGGAGGACGGCACGAACCACCTCGACGTGGCCCGTGCGTCCATCCACGACTGGAAGAGCCTCACGCTGGCGCTCACTGAGCTCGCCGTGAACGCTCAGGGCTTCAAGACGATCGTGATCGACTCGGCCGACTGGGCTGAGAAGCTGCTCATTGAGTGGCTACTGAAGACGAGCGGCAAGAAGTCGATCGAAGACTTCGGCTTCGGCAAGGGCTACACGATGGTTGCCGAGCACTGGACTCGGTTCCTCGCGTCGTGCGACGTGCTGGTCGGCCAGGGCATCAACGTCGTGTTCGTGGCTCACTCGACGGTGAAACGAACCTCCCCCCCGGATCAGACCGACGGGTTCGACCGCTATGAGCTCAAGCTCACGAAGCAGTCGGCGCCGCTGCTGCGTGAGTGGTGCGACCTGCTGCTGTTCTGTAACTACAAGACCAAGCTGGTCGAGGGCAGCGACGGCAGGCTGAAGGCCACCGGCGGGAAGGATCGCGTGATGCACGCCGAGCATTCGGCGGCGTGGGACGCGAAGAACCGCTTCGGCCTGCCGGCCGAGATGCCGATGGAGATCGGCCAGCTGGCCGGGATTTTCGGCGCACCGACGGCAAAGCCGAAGGCTCCGGGCTGGCTCGACCGTGTCCGGGCCGCAAAGACGGTGGCTGAATTTGAGGTCATCTGCAACGAGGCCGACTCGGCCGTAGCGGCCGGCGACCTCACGCCGGAGCGCCGGGCGAAGCTCGACGCTGAAATCGCGAAGCGTAGCTCCGCAGGGCCGAAGGAGGTCGTGGCGTGAGGTACGCAAGCGTTTGCGACGGCATCGGAGCGGCCCATGTTGCTTGGAGGCATCTGGGCTGGGAGTGCGTATGGACGAGCGAGATCGAACCGTTTCCGGCCACGGTCGTCGATCACCACTTTGCGTTCAAGAACGTGGGCGACATGACCAAGATCACAGAGGAGATGCTTGATGAGCTCGGCCCAGTTGAACTTCTGGTCGGAGGAACACCGTGCCAATCCTTTTCAGTCGCAGGACTGCGAGGTGGCTTGGATGACCCGCGTGGCAACTTGGCCCTCCGATTCGTCCAGCTTGCTGCTGTCCTCAAGCCCGAATGGATCGTTTGGGAAAACGTCCCGGGCGTCCTCAGTAGTGGCAAAGGACGGGATTTTGGCACCTTCCTCGGGGCGTTGGGCGAACTCGGGTATGGGTTCGCATACCGAATTCTTGACGCTCAGTGGTTTGGAGTCGCCCAGCGCCGTCGCCGTGTGTTCGTTGTCGCACACGCTGGAGACTGGCGTCGTGCCGCAGCGGTACTTTTTGAGCGCGAAAGCGTGTTCGGGAATCCTCCGACGCGCGGCGAATCGTGGCAAGAAGTTACCGGCCCAATTGCAGGATGCTCTAACGGCGGCGGCGCAAACGGGCCTGGCAGAACAGCCGATGACGCGGACACGCTCGTGACTTCGTCGGTTACATCCAAATGCAGCAAAGGGACTGGCGGCCCTGCCGGTGATGAATGCCAGAATCTTGTTGCCTTTCACCCAACGCAAGACCCTATCAGCAGCGATGACGGCTTGACCCACAGCCGAGGCTGTGGGTCAAGCCGTGGATGCGCGACTGCGGCCGTTGCATTCGCCAACCGGACTCGCGACGGCGTTAAGGTTCCGGAGGTGATGGATCATGGACTTGCTCCAGCACTAACAAACCCCGGCGCTGGCGGCCGCAGCGATGCCGTAAATGTGGCGTATGCGTTTCGCGAAAACCAGCGCGGCGAGGTGCAATATGTTGACCCGCCCCATGCTCTCGCCAGCGGAGGCGGCAAGCCGGGGCAAGGCTACTGCGGCGTTCAGCAAGCAATGGCGGTCCGCCGCCTAACGCCCCACGAGTGCGAGCGTCTTCAAGGCTTCCCAGGCGATTACACGCTCGTTACCTACCGCAACAAGCCAGCGGCAGACGGGCCGCGATACAAGGCACTCGGCAACTCAATGGCGGTGCCTGTCATGCGATGGATCGGGGAGCGGATTGCGATGGTTTCACAACTCAAGGAGGTGACGAATGGCGTGGTCTGACAACCCACCGTGGAAGGTCCGCCAGGACCAACGGGCCGAGCTTATGCGAAAGATCGCCGCTGTGACGCGGGCGTATGAGTCGCAGGATCTCGCGTTCGACAAGGCCAAGGATCAGATCGAGGAATTGCTCAGTGGAGATGCGTCGCGGATCGTCCGCGTCGGCAACAGGACACACGAACCGGAGGTTCAATCATGAACTGGGATGAATTCGGCGAGGACGATTTCGAGGCTGGCGAGAAGGGCGAGCAGGGCTTTGTGCCGGATGGCACGCACGTTGCCGAGATTAAGTGGGTTGGCATCCAGAACAAAGACTGGGCCAAGAACGACCGCAACCCGGATGGCAAGGTGCTCACCGTGAAGCTCGAGGTGTCGGCGAAGTACAAGCCGGTGTGGGAGAGCATCCCGTGCCACCAGCGTGGCCGCGTCGAGCAGCTTTGCCGTGCCGCGAGAATCGAGCCCCCCCGGGGCGAATGGGACGAGCGCGACCTCAAAGGCCAGATGGCCACGGTCGAGACGGTGCTGGCCCTAAGCAAGGCCGGCAACGAGTTCGTGAAGGTCGTGGCGTGGAAGCCGGGCGCGGAGCCGTTGCCGAAGGCAGTCCGCGAGGCGGCGCCACGCAAGACGCTGCCGCAGAAGGCGAAGGCTGAGTTCGTGGCGAACGGTGGCGGCGACGACATCCCCTTTTGAAACAGGAGCAGCGTCATGGATGACGAGCCAGACGAGGATCGCATGCAGGCCCGCCGCCGGCACAACCGGCTCATGGCGGACCTCGACAGGATGATCGCGGAAAAGCCTGAGCCTGTGACGCCGGAGCCGCCGGCGCCTGAGATGCCGCCGCTGCACCCACGGTTCGCGGGTGCGGTCGGACGGTGCGGACAGTCCTCGGAGGACGAGTGGAGCAACAGGATGCGACAGAAGCATGGAGGTGAATGGTGAGCGACTACTACTCAGCCACCGTGGACTACGGGCCGCTGTTCTCTGCACGGAAATCAGACCCCCCCACCTCTCACGCCGCGGCGAGGATCAATCGCACCGGCAAGAAGTGGAAGGTGCTCGAGGCCCTCCGGATCGGCCCGGCCGGGCAGACAGAGATCGCGGCCAGGTGCGGGCTGGTGCCGCACGAGGTGAACAAGCGGCTGAACGATCTGCGGAATGACGGGCTCGCGATGCACACCGGGAAAGAGGTGCGGAATGCTGGCGGGTTGCTTGAGAACGAATGGAGGTGCGTGTGAGCTCTTTCTTCGTGGAGTGCGTCGATTATTGGTCGGGCCGTGTTGACGAGAGCGACGTTGGCGTTGACTGGTGCGACGCGACTGAACGCTGCTGGAGATGCGGCGTGAAGACAAAATCGCTGCAGCGGTGCCACGTCGTGGCGAAGCAGTTCGGTGGCGAAATGGTTCCAAGCAACATTGTTTTGCTTTGCCGTGAGTGCCATGACGAGCAACCTGACGTGACTGATCCGCGCGAGGTGTGGCGATGGATCAAAGAAACACGCCCCCGGTATGGATACGGGACGCTCAAGCTTGAGCGTGCTCTGGGGATTGCCCTATCTCGAGGAGTCGACCTGTCGCTGTTTGACAAAGCAAAATCAGAAAAACTACTTGAGGATCACGCTGGACTTCATCTGATGCAAAACGGATCTGGATGCCGCATTAAGGCTTCGACG